CAGTACAAGTCCTCAATATGTTTCTACCCTAGTGAGACAAAATGGGCAGCTGATGACTCCACCTATAATGCAAACGTTTACCGGTAACAATAGTCAAACACATTTTACAATTACAGTTGACTTGTCAGATAGCTTGGAAATACAAGTATATGTCGATAGTTCTCTTCAGATATCAAATACTGATTATAATATTACTGGGTCAACACTTGTGTTTGCTGTTGCTCCCATCGATCAAGCCGATATTGTACTCATCAATATCACGGCAACCACTGTCTATACATTGTCTAACACTAGTATAACATTCAACACAGGTACCATACAAACCAACGACCAAATAATTGTCACCACTTACACACAAGATATTGATTATCAATTCCGCACAGAGGAATTTACTGCAAATGTAACTGGGATATATGCACTAGCAGATTATCCCACAGATTTCAACACCATGCATGTATGGCTGGCCAATAATCTTTTAACTGCAGAAAAAGATTTCACGGTAATAGAATCAAGTGATCCAAAAGTCATTTCTGTACATATTCCGCCAACTGGTGATTATACTCAACAAATAGTTGTAACATATATGACAGGAAGGCCTCAAGCTCCTGCGATAGCCTGGCGAACAACAACAGGATGGGATGCTACCCTGTCTACTGCCTTAGATCCTGCTAGAGAAACTAGACTTTTAAGCAATGTTTACACCTATAGCAGCACAGTTGAAATTGAGGATATAACAACGATAACTCAACCATCTATAGGTATTCCTGGGTTAGTTTATATCAATGATGAACTGATTAGTTTCACCACCATACATATGGCTCCAACTGCGACCTATCCTAATAGAGCATTTTTAGCAGGTTTAGCTAGAGACAGATTAGGTACAAGCGGTTCGCCAGAAACAATTTATAATACTGACTGGTATGACGGCAACGCTGTAAAAGTATATTTTGCAACAGAGTCTGCAACTCAAGCTATATCAACTTCAGTTTTTGTAGGAGGAAGAATACAAGTTGAAAATATCGATTACACTATTGTAAACAACCCCAACGATCAGCCAGCCGGATCATATGTCAAGTTTACAACTGCGCCGCCTGTTGGTGTTAAAAATGTACAGATAACTGCATTAAATCAGATCAGCTACAAGACACAGTTGAGTCATGTATCAGGATCAACAGTTATAGATGCCGGAACACAGGTTCAGATACCTGGTGGATATCAATGGGTCTCAACCCCAAACGGTTTGCAGTATAGTGACAGCCATCTGGCAATTTTCCTTTTAGAGCACAGTGGGAGCTGATAAATATACCATGACTAAGGAATCAAAGCAAGACAGTATTCAATCTAGTGAAAAACCTAGAGATGAAAATATTGGGATCATGATATATGGAAGCATCAAAATACGTGATATTGACACAGGTAAAATACTAGTGAACACAAGGGCATAAAAATGTTTGAAGATGGATTAAAAAATCGCATACAAGGTTATATAAAAATTCGAGATATCACCGATCCTAATGATCCAATATTATTAGTTTCTAAAAAAAATAGCATAAATTACGAGAATTTTTCAATAGCATTGGCACAAACGATTTCAAATCGTCCTGATGGTTGGATACAGAATATGTGCTTTGGCAATGGAGCTGCCACAGTCAGTGGAACAGGCACAATTACCTATCTGCCGCCAAATGTAGTTGGCACATCAGCCGAACTATACAACGAAACCTATTTTCAATGTGTAGACGATCTCAGCCCACTTAATACCAATCCGGCTCAAAATTACATGACAACTGCACATGTGCAAGGTACAACATATAGCGATGTGATTGTGACATGCACATTAGGTCTTGGACAACCAGCTGGTCAAGAAGCTTTTGACAATACTACAAACATAACAGGCACATATGTTTTCAATGAACTTGGTTTAAAGGCATATAATGCTACCGATGCTGCCAATAATACCGACACAAATGGGTTGCTGCTGACGCATGTGATTTTTAGCCCGGTTCAAAAAAGTTTGAACCGTCAGATTGAAATTGTCTACACAATACGCATTCAAACGGTATAAATATCTACACATATGGTATAGATTTACAAGGATCAAATTTATAATGGCAACCAGCGTTTACAACTACAACGGTACACTACTTACTACCATTCCTGACGGTTCAATTGACTCTACAACATCACTTAATATGCCAGGCCGTGGCTACTTAAATTACGGCGAAGCTGTAAACCAAGACATGTTGTGGATCATGCAAAATTTTGCCAATAGCAGTGCCCCAGCTAATCCAGTTACAGGTCAAATATGGTACAACACCACTTATAGCTCAATTAACATATATGATGGCACCAACTGGTTATCAGCTGGCGGAGCTGTTATAGCAAGCACAGCACCTACCGGTCAATCTGTAGGCACGTTATGGTTCGACAATATCAATCAGCAGCTGAATGTATGGTCGGGCACGGCATGGTTACTTGTAGGACCGCTCGGTAGTGCAATCAATGCCAATCCAATTGATAACAATGTACCACTCAACAGTGTATTTAGAGCTGTTAGAATTGCCGACAGCAGCCAGAACTTACACGAAGTATGGGAAATAATCATTGCCGGGACATTATTAGGAATCATCAGCGCTGACACAGCGTTTGTCACAACCAAGCCAGGATTTTCAACAATTTATCCCGGTCTAAACTTGAATAGCAATATAACAAGTAATTATGCACCAATAAACAATCCCAACTTGACAGGTATTCCAACTGCTCCAACAGCATCTACAGGAACTAATACCACACAAATTGCCACTACAGCATTTGTTCATTCGTCAATAAGAACTATTTTAAAGAGCAATCTAGTTCTTTATGTATCAAATTCTGGCAGCGATGTTACAGGCAACGGAACATCTCTCAGTCCATGGGCAACTTTACAACATGCATGGAATACCATTATTAGCTCTTACGATCTTGGTGGATTTACTATATCAATAAATGTAGCAAATGGAACATATGCTCCTGTAGCATGTACTGGTACAGTGGTGGGTGCTGGGGCATCAATTGGTACAGCGGCAAAGACTGGAGCACTGCCTGTAATTTTCATTGGAAATACAACAACCCCTACATTGTGCACAATTACGTCCTCATTGGGTGCATGTATATATGTTGAAAACAATATTATCGGTATAGATGGCTTTGCATTTTCAACAACAGATACAACAGCACTCAATTCTAATGTAGGAGCTTGTCACAACTCAACTGTTTACATGAACAATGTATCGTTTGGAGCCAACAGCAGCTCAACAGGTGTTCAATTGGTAGCATTTGATCGATCAGCAATTTATATACAACCATTTAACTTGTTATCCGAAACATCTAGCCAATATTCAATAACAGCAGGATGCCACTGGCATGTAGTAGCGTCAACCCAGTCTTCTATCACTTACTCCACAAACACTGTAGTAACAGTATCTTCAGGGCTGGCATTTAATACGTTTGCGGTTTCAGAATATAATAGTTTGTTGCTTGTACACGGTCTTCCATTTACCAATTTGAACACAGCAACAGGACAGCGTTGGGTCATTAGTAATTCAAGTGACATAGTAACAGATGACAACCCAGAGTTTGTATTTCCTGGTAACACATCGGGTATAAATTATAACAATCAACCATTAGGGTATACTGTAGGACAAACTCTTCCAGACAATGTTGCCTTAGCCCCAGGGCAAAACTATACAGTGTCGTTTACCAACGCTGCCACTATTCCACTCAAAGTCAGTGTGCAACAAGGTGTATATCGATTAACGTTGGTTATTAATGCAACTAACACTACAAATTCAGATTGGTATCTTAACCCAAACATTATTAGTAACGACCCAACCAATGGTATTGTCGACTATAACAATTTCCGTCAATATGCGATAGTAGCAGTAGATCAAGAATTAGTCGCTTTTGGCAGTGCTACAACACCTGCGCAATTTACTACAATAACCGGTCCTCCTAGCGCGCCGTTTATAGGGGTCATTCCATATGTGCAATATAACATAGTCAGTACGTTTTACTTCGATTTATTTGGCGGGCCATACTCAAGCGATACTAAAAATGATATAGGTCCCAGCATACAAGAGTTTATTATAAGTACTTATACAAATGCTAAAATGGTAAAACAGTCAAGTGGTATTACAGGAGGAATGTCATCTGGCTTTTCTATATGGAATGATACATCAACAGCATGGACAATACTAGGAACTTTATTTGATGGTCATGCAACACAAATAACCGGTTCTGCAATAATTGAAAGATTGGTATGATGTCTGTTAACACATGGTAAGATTCCTATGCATAGAATTAAATATAGCTTATACATCAACATAAATAGCTGTACTCACAAGGATGATCAACTGAATGGCCACTAACATTTACAATTATGATGGTACACTGCGTACCACCATTCCAGACAATGCAATTGATTCTACAACATCTATTAATATGCCTGGACGCGGGTTTATAAATTACGGCGAAGATGTCAATCAAGACATGCTGTGGATAATGCAAAATTTTGCCAACGCCACAGCCCCAACTAACCCAGTTACTGGCCAAATATGGTACAATACAGCCAACGGTTCAATTTATATCTATAACGGTACATCTTGGCTATCAGCAGGAGGTGCAGTTATTGCAGGGACTGCACCTACAGGGCAAAACCCTGGCACATTATGGTATGACAGTGTCAATAAGCAGCTGAATGTATACTCTGGCACTGCATGGTTGCTGGTAGGACCACTAGGCAGTGCTGTAAACGCTGACCCTAATGCGACGTCATCTACACCATTAAATAGTGTTATACGTGCTGTGCAGATAACTGATACCAGCTCAGTCAACCATCAAGCGTGGGAAATATTTGTAGGTGGCACGCTGATTGCCATTCTCAGCACAGATACTCCATATACTCCATATAGTTCAATATCTGGATTTTCTACTGTAAATCCAGGAATGAATATAAGTACAGCTGTTCCTAATTCTGGAGTTACATCTCCTACAGCATTTACCAGCTTGAAGACCAATCTACCAGCTACTGATAATCTATACAACATGGGCAGTGCCAGCTACAGATTTGCAAACATGTATGCTGTTGCTTTTAATGGGCAGGCTACCTCAGCTCTTTACGCTGACCTTGCAGAAAGATACCAATCAGATACACCATTAGAACAAGCCACTGTTGTCTGCCTAGGCGGTACTTCAGAAGTTACAGCATGCATGATTCAAGGAACTGAAGATATATTTGGTGTTGTGTCAACTAACCCTGCCTATCTAATGAACTCAGGTGCGGGTGATGATGATACACATCCAGCAATAGCCATAATGGGACGTGTCCCATGTAAAGTAGTAGGACCAGTCCAGAAAGGTCAAAGATTAATGGCCAGTGCAGTTCGAGGTTGTGCATGTGCCTACAATCCAGAATACGGCGTATTAGCCATTCTTGGTAGAGCCTTAGTTGATAAAACAACCGCAGGAATTGACACAATTGAAATCGTAATAGGAAAAAACTAACATGACATACGCCGTTGGCCAACCTATAGCAGCGGCTAACTTCATGAGTTTCCGCGGCGCAAATGCACCAAATGTAGCATATACATCAAGCGGCTCAGCTACAAATGCTATTGCTGCATTGATAGGTGTAGGTTATGCTTGTAGAGGTTACGGATTGACTACAACAGTGTTGCCGGCTGTGACAACTGGCTCTGTAGTAACAGCAGCACAATGGAATGATTTGTACGCTGCAATGTCTACAATCAATACCTATACAGGAAGTGCACTGGTATTACCAGATAATGTTACTGCAGGAACAAGTGTCATTCAAGCAGAAGATGGCAGCAGCGGACGTCCAAATCTTCCTACATTGGTTTCAACACTTGATAGTAACAGGCTGACTGCTGCTGTTTCACAAGTTACAACAACTAGCGAATTAACTAGTGTTTTAAGCACATCATGGACAGTTTCAGTTACACATCAATTCACAATGACTTTTGCATCAGTCGATCAAGCACGTTATTTTTTCAACACAGGCGGTCAAATGTATGCATCGGCAAGTCGAATTGGCGGATCAGCAACTGATATAAACATGTCAATGACTGATTTGTTGACACAAATGGGAACAATCAAAGTGGGCGCCAAGACAACAACTTACACAGGCTCTGGAGGTACAGTTGCATCTGTTGGATATTACGGTTTAAGCAGTTCTGGCTTTACACAGTTGTTTACACATACTGGCTCAGGATTTCCGCCGCCCTATTCATATTCAAACATAAGCTATACATTATCGGCTATGGTCAACACAGACACAACCAACGGCGGTAATGGCAATATCGTAACATTCAAATCTGTATTTGCAGCAGCAGCTGGTACACTAGATGGTACGTTGACAAGCACAATTCAGCAGCTGAAATCAGATACTATTTCAGTAGCAGCTCCAACGTGGTCTACCACAATACCGCTTTAATTTGCAGTTGTCGATATAATCAGCAATAATTATGACAGGAGGTCTGTCATGGACGAAAAGTTGGAAAAAGCTCTCGCAGCTGCAAATCATCGATTAAATCTTCTCAACTTGAAAGAAAATTTAAAAATCAAATTTGATACAATTGTCACCTATGCAACCAACGGCGGCATATTCAAGGCCACACGAGAATTAATTGTTTTTGTAAAAATCATTATTGATTCTAATCGCAGCACTGTTGTTCTAATCGACGAAAACGGCAATCCTATTGAAATAACAGATATACCCAATTTTTATGAAAATTTATTAGACAAATATTTTCAAGCAACAAATTATTATCATTACGAATACACAAAACTCAAAAAAATTAGATCATCTGCAGAATTATTCTCAGAGCTAACCAAGGAAGATAATCAATGAGTAGTGGCTATCTAGTTCACGCCTACAATAATTCAGAAATAGATTATGGATCTATGGCACTGTGCTGTTGCTTGTTGATTAAAAAGCATTTACAAAACAATCGCACAGCAATTGCCACTTCGCAGGATACCATCAATTGGCTGATCAACCATCACAGCCAGACCATTGTAGATCGAGCGTTTGATCATGTAATTATAACTGATATTGAACGCAATGTTGCTGATAGAAAATTTTATGACACAATGTATACCAATTATCAAGCTCCTTATTATAATACCAATCGGTCTGACAGTTACAATTTGACCCCTTTTAATGAAACAGTGTTAATAGATGCAGATTATCTAGTGTTAGACAACAGCCTCGACTGTGTATGGAACTCAGCCGAAGAAATACTTGTTAATAAATCTGTCAAAGACTTGAATCATTCTGAAAATCTAGGAGGGTTTGATAAAAGATTCAACGACATGAGCATTCCGCTTTATTGGGCTACTTTAATGTATTTCAAAAAGACTGTTCGTTCCAAGTGTTTGTTTGATTTGATACAATTTATCAAAGCAAACTACCAATACTATGAAAAATTATACCAATTTCGTTCAAGTGGTTATTTTCGCAATGATTATGCCCTTAGCATAGCCATACATATGATAAACGGACAAGTTGAAATCAATGCGGTGAAATCACTACCTTATCCTCATTTGATAGCAGCTACTGAATATGATGATATGATAGATTTTAACAATGGTAACGCTTTTTTTGTCAGCGAACGAGCACAAGGCGACTTTAAATTCCATAAGGTTAGCTCCAACATACATGTTATGAACAAACGATCAATTGGTCGCATGATTCCAAGGATTATAAATTATGCAACAAATTAATAGATCACAGGGTTTTTTTACTATTGCCCAAAATACCAACACACAAGATTATATAAGATTAGCCTACGGACTAGCATTGAGCCTGAAGCATAGTCAGTCATCGGTATCCAATCTATCGATCGGAATTACTCCTGGGACAATTGTAGATCCACAATATTCATGGGCATTTGATCAAATTGTCGAAATCCCTTGGGGAGACCAAGCGCAAAATGCCAATTGGAAGATGGAAAATGAATGGAAAGTTCCGTTTATGTCGCCATATGACGAAACAATCAAACTTGATGCTGACATGCTGTTTTTAACCGATATTGCATCCTGGTGGTGTGCGTTGAGAGATTCGCCTTACGATTTAGTTTGGACAAATTCAGTGAGAGATTGGCGAGGCAATATTGCTACTAGTGATTTTTATCGAAAAGTTTTTACCGCTAATCAATTGCCCAATATCTATACAGCACTGGGATATTTTAGAAAAACAACTCAAGTATTAGAATTTTTTGAACTTGCCAAAATGATAACATGGAACTGGCAAAAGTTTTTTGAGTCTTTTTTAGAACCTAACACTCGTCCTGATTTTTTTAGTACCGATGTTGCATTTGCATTGGCTATGAAAATTCTAGACTTTGAACAAATATCCAATAATATAACATCATTTCCAACCTTCACGCACATGAAGAGCCAAATACAAGGATGGACTACTGAACCAATATCTGAAGATTGGCAAGATCATTTGAAAGTTTTTTTTACATCAGATGGCGAATTGAAAATAGGTAACCACAGACAGATTTATCCATTACACTATCATGTCAAAAACTTTTTGTCTAATAGAATAATCACTATATATGAAGATTTGGTAAAAAAATGACAGCGTGGCTAGATTATGATCCAAACACTGGGATGCTTAGGCGTGTGTCTTGGCAAGCAATACCTGGAGAAACTATTGAAATCAACCAAGACATGGCTGAAGAGTTTATAACTGGACACAAGAATTTTTCAAATTATATCATTACCGGTCTTCCAAATACCCCAACATTGTCAGCAATTAATACAAAAAGGACAGCTCCAAAAAATTTCTGGAATCTTATCAGTTTAGCTGACAGCGAGCTAATGCAAAAAACAATAACGATATACAATGACTGTGTAGTTATTGCTCCTAATGACAATGATTTTGATTGCATTTTGTATATGACAAAAAAAGATGATCCAAGTTGGCTTATCTCTAGTTGGATCATATCAAAAACACTAATAATGTCTGGCAGCATTAAATTGTCAATACCATTAGCCAAATCATATAGTTATTTTATTGGTGTTTGATATGAGATACAGATTAGATTCTTTCGATTATGTGTATATAAGTTTTGATGAACCAAATGCAGAGTTACTCTATGCCAAATTGTTAGAAACTGTACCTTGGGTAAAACGTGTTCACGGAGTTAAAGGTTTTGATGCTGCACACCTAGCTTGTGCAGACTTAAGTGAAAGTCATTTCTTTATCACAGTTGACGGTGATAATGAAATATATCCAGAGTTCTTAGATCTAGAAATAGACATTGAAGACCATCAACAAGACCATGCATGGACCTGGGCAGGCAGAAATTATATCAATGGCTTGGTATATGGAAATGGAGGCTTAAAATTATGGAGCAAAACATTTGTAAAGTCTATGAAAAGTCATGAAAATGCACAAGATATTGCAAAAGCTGTAGAATTTTGTTGGGATCCTAGATATCACGATGTAAAAGGATGTTACAGCACCAGTTATCCAAACGGCAGTGCACAACAAGCCTGGCGAAGTGGTTTTCGAGAAGGTGTTAAAATGTGCCTGAACCAAGGAAAGAGGGTGGCATGTCAAGAATTTCATCGCAAACTGTGGTATGGCAATATCAATCGTTTATGTATTTGGGCCAGTATAGGTCAAGACGTTGAACACGGAATTTGGGCAATTTATGGTACAAGAATGGGTGCGCATCTTGCCATGCTTAGTGATTCAGATCATACTATAATAAGCGACTACGATGTCATGCAGCAGTTATGGCACAAAATTGAAAATGATGATCCTTTAGAAGGCAGTATCAACCTTGGCAAAGAGCTTCAGCAAAAATTAGGTTTAGATATTGCCCTTATGTCACCAGATGAGTCAAAATTCTTCAAGAGGGTGTATATGAATCCTCCTCGTCCTTGGATTCCAGAGCTGGAAATCGATCATTTCATGGCAGTGAAACGTGTTTGATCTTTTTTTCGTCAGCTATCAAGAATTAAATGCAGAAATTAATTGGCAACATCTAAAAAATACTTATCCGCATGCCAAACGCATACATGGTATACAAGGCATAGACAATGCGCACAGAATGTGTGCAATACAATCCTTTACATCAATGTTTTGGACAGTTGATGGTGACACTGTTGTTGATGACCATTGGAATTTTGATTATATAGCACCAGTTTATGATCGCTCTTATACTCATATCTGGTATAGCAGAAATCCCATAAACGGATTAGAATATGGTTACGGCGCTGTAAAGCTGTGGCCTAGAGATGCGGTTGTTGCCTATAACGGATCGTGGTTAGATTACACGATAAGTGTTGGGCAAGTAAAGATTATGCCTAATGTTATTGCAACCACCTATTTCAACACAAGTCCGTTTGAAACTTGGAAAAGTGCGTTTAGAGAATGTGTTAAATTATTACATAATATAAATTTAGATATCAACGATACTCAATCTCAAGCACGTCTCAACACATGGATTGATACATCTAACCAAGAACCTTATGCAGAATGGTGTTTGGCTGGTGCCAAAGATGCTGTCAAATGGTATAGTACTAATTCTAATAACCTCGCACTAATTAACAATTTTATGTGGTTACAAGGTATATTTGATAACCAGTATTCTTTATCAATATAATGAATTTTCTCTTTTAAACTCATTGAAAATATTGAATTTTTTAATTATAAATCAGTATATTATAACTTGGATTATGCTACTAACTAGGTTACAGATAACAAGTTAATCTCGATTTTTTTTTGATCACTGTTACCAATATACGAGCTGATAAATAACATTACACAAACCAAAGGGGTGATCATCATGAGTAGGTCAAAGTCTAATTCAGATGGATGGGATATGATTTTTGATACTCTTATATTAGAAATGGATCCGCCGCCCACAAAATATATAAAAGATGCAATTATTGTTACAAAAAATGGTTCTAGATTCAAAGTAAGTGCTGAAGATTTTACAGCAATGGTAGCACAACAAAAAGAAATTGGATTTGAAAACAGTGACATATACAGCTGCAGTCTAAACATAGATTTCACTCGTATCAAACGAGATGTCAATCGATGGACCAACAAGTTTATAGAAGATATTGAAGCAGAAGTTGCTCGCACAATTCAAGATACTGAAAACAAACGCAAACGTCGCCCTAGAACAGGAACTACTGCTAAGAAAATTGACTGAAGCCGATATAAGCTCTATCATTAAACAAATGATGGAGCTATTATGAATACAGCAAAAATTATATCTATAAGTAAGCCTATGCTTGATGGTATAGAAACAGCCGAGGATTTTATTGCATATACGGCTCGAGTAAGCAACCCGTCAAATCAGATGAATTTACAAACATCTGAAAAATTATTAAACTACCTTATTCGTAACAAACATTGGTCTCCATTTGAAATGGTCAGCATTACCATGCAAATTGATACCACTCGTGATATTGCTCGTCAAATACTACGTCATCGTAGTTTTAGCTTTCAAGAATTTAGTCAGAGGTATCAAAATCCCACCAAAGATCTTGGATATACAACAAGAGAAGCACGTTTACAGGATACAAAAAACCGTCAAAATTCGATAGAAACTGATAATCAACTGCTCAATGACAACTGGCAATCCTTGCAAAATGTCATAAAATCGGCAACTCTTGACGCATATAACTGGGCTATTGACAATGGCATCGCCAAGGAGCAGGCTCGTGCAGTGCTGCCAGAAGGGTTGATGATGTCTCGTCTTTATATGGCAGGTACATTGAGATCATGGATCCACTACTGTGAATTACGATGTGATAATGGTACTCAAAAGGAGCACAGAGAAGTAGCCCAAGAGGTCAAACAAGAGCTCAACCAACACTTTTCATTTCTGGCTAATTTTTGGAAATAAATTTAGCGTAGCCAAAAAACACCCGGATTTCTTGGTAAAAAATTACAAATTATTTCCCAGTAGGCAATTGATTCTTGCGGTCTAGATGTTCTAATGCCGCAAGAATCACTGCTGCAGACTTTAACAACGATTGACGTTGTTCATGATAATCTGATTTTATATGCTTGCGTTCTACCCCGCGAGTAAGATATTGGCTAGCTATAGCTATCCAATCATTTAGAGAATGTTTTTGATCATATTCGCTGCCAGGCAAATTATACTGACGATCGCGTTCAGTTGATATTTCGTCAAGTATGGTTTGCCTAGCAGTAGTCATGATCAAGCAGTCTTGGCTTTTCTAGCTGGTCTAGCTGCCTTTACCACAGTCTTTGAAGTCTTTGTAGCGGTCTTTTTAGCAGTTGCTGGCAGCGTTGGTATTCCTTCCAACGGTGGCAAATCATCAACAACTTCCATTATCTTGGCTGTCTTGTTGGTCTTCTTAAGAGAAGGATCCATGCGATATGCACGCTCGCGAATATTTTGTGCATCAGCTTCAAGTAATTCAGCCTGACGTATCAAACCAATGGCTTCGTCCTTGCGATCAGCTCTGGCCTCACCTTCAATGTTGTTGGCATGTACATTGAACTTTTTTAGATCGGCTGCTACCGCTGCGCGTGTTTCTGGATCAAGATCATCAAACCCATCTGGGGTTGACTGCTTCATTGAGTCCATGGCCTGCAAAACTTCTGTTAGAGGCCAACGTACACCTTTGCGGGGAGTCATTGATACCAAGCTGGTTGGAACCTTTTGTAATCGGCCTGCTTGATGAAATTTATTCAGCAGTGTGGTGTTGCTACCATCTGGACTCATACGACGTGCCAAAACTTCTGCTAGATTTTCGCTTTGCTGTCCTTCTGTGCTTTCAACAACTCTACGCAGCGAGTCATTGTAATTGTCTGGTAATGCATCTGTGTCAACAACTAATGCATGATTGGGATCGCCTGGCAATTGCATATACACAACTACCACGTTTTTTCCAGTATTGGTAAGCATGCCAACATGCTTTATCATCCCTGTAAAATCACTCATATTATACACCTACCTTTGGTGAAAATGGAGGTGTCATTGGCATAACAGGTGTTGGGGCATTTTGCATTTGTTGTACTGGTTGTGGAGCAGGTGGTGTTTGTGCATCAGTAGATGGTTGCTGCGGTGTTACGCTTTGAACAAACTGGTTTAGCTTGTCAAACACTTGACCAACTTGGCTTATTTCGGCTCCACGAAATGCACCGCGTGTCACAGCTAGATCAATCACTAGAAGCATGTTTTGCAAGTCTTGTATTGAGAGCGATGGCTGCGTACCTGGTGTATTTGATGATACGGTATTACTCATAATAGTCTCCTATAATTCTCATTTATTATGATATAATTGAGATATAGATGTCAATTTAAGTGTGGTTAGGTTTGACCACTGATATAAGAGATTCGTCCCAATTGAGATATTTAATCCATGTTTCGCTAGGCACCTTGATAGGTATTTTCCTAGCACTGTCTAATAATTCATAATAATCTGGTTTATGTGGTACCTTTATTGGACGCATGTTGGTTTTGTGTCCTTTAATAGTATTGCAAATATAACAACAGCATACAATGTTGCCCCAAGATGTTGTGCCGCCTCTAGCTCTTGGGATTACATGGTCCACTGTGAGATCCATGATGTTTAGCTTTTTGCTGCAATATTGGCAAGTGAAATGATCTCTTAATAATAGATTAAAGCGCGAAAATCTAACGCCGTGTTTTTTCTTTATATAAGTTTCACTTATCATAACAGCAGGTACATTTAGAGCTGTACTTGGACTGTGTACTTGCCAATCATCATAGTATTCAAGTGACTTGGCGTGGCCTAGGAATGAAATTTTAATTGCATCCTTCCACGATATAGAACTTATTGGTATAACACTCAGTGGTGTGTAATCAGCATTTAATACAAGAGTTGAAGACATGATATAAGATCCTCTGCTTGATTATAAGGTCAAATGTCTGGCAAAACAATCAACACTAGGCTAGGATGTCATACCAAATTTTTACAACGCCGCCAACTAGGCTTGCAAAACTAGCACCAAAGATAGCAGAGCTGGCTAAAACACTTTCATGCCATGTTTCCAAATACATGGCAAAATGTCCAGAGATGAAAAAGGCTACAAAAATGGCAAGCGAAAAACCAAGCTTTTTAAGCAGTTTTAGCATGTCAACAATGTTCCCAGCGTGGATTAATTCACACAGCTTTATTTATCATTGTTGTACAAAAAATGATTGTTTACTTGATACCAATTATCATATAGCGTGTATAGCTGGTTTCTGGATCGGTCAACTGCAAACCGCCACGATAAAGCTTTTTGCGCATGAAAAATTGATCTTCTAGTTCATCTGCACTGCTGAATTCATACACAGCACCAGGATCTGGATCTCTACCTTGTATAGCAACCATGGTGCCTGATGGTATATTGGCGAACCAGCCTGAATTTTGCATATTTCCGGCACTGGTAT